TTTCCTAAAGAGATTATCTTTGAAAGAGATTACTATATTACTGAACTTTATGAGCAGATGAAGAAGGGTATGGTCAGATTTCCATTTGGAGATTATGAAAAAATTGCCTGGCTAATTGATCACTGTTGTAGTATGGAACTTAAACCGTCTATTTCTAAATATGGTGACCATACTGTTCATTATGTAAAGGGAGGGACCCCAAACGACGGGTTCATGGCCCTATTGAATGCTTATTTGGCCTATAAGTTCTTAGTAAGTCGTGGGTTTACAAATAATAACCCAAACCAACAAAATACTAAAAATCTGACCAAACCTATGGTAATGACTGGGTATGTGCCCAGGAAGTTCTAACGCTTCCTAAATACTGAGCTTTACTGATATATCATATTTAGAGTATTCTAGTAGAGGGTATAGTGGAACAACAGAGGTTACATGGCTGGTATTAAAAAATCAGGATTAGGCGATAGCCCTTCCTTTTCAGCGAGATTCTTACAAGGTAGATCCACTACCCCACAGGTAAGTGCTATTATGGCACATGGCGTTTCAGGAGAAAGAAGAGTTATTCTTTCTGATGAAGTAGAACAAGGATATTTTAGGGACGGTACTGGTCCCAATTTGAGTAAGCTGGCTGCAAACTCACCAACTTCCGCTTCCAATGTAGTATCTTCAGTTGGACTACATAAGAACGCTCAGGTAGTTTCTAGTAGCGGAGGTATGTTTCGTGGTGTACACGGAGATACCGTTAAGCAGACTCCAGAAGTTTATTCGCCACTTTGGCTGAATTCTAATCTTAATCTCCCTCGTGATAGAGCTACCATCAACGCTTGGTGTCGTAGCTTTTTTGCATTGAATCCATTCGTGCATAATGCAATTAGTTTACATAGCACCTATCCAATTAGTAAGCTATCTATCAAATGTCCAAACAAAGATATTGAGAAGTTCTTCGATGATATGATTGAAGAAATTGACTTGATGAACATCTGTATTCAGATTGCTCAGGAGTACTGGCTTCTGGGAGAGGCGTTCGTTTATGCAGAGCTGGATGAAGGTAAGGGCAAGTGGAGTCGCCTACACATTCAAAATCCAGATTTCATGATCGTCAAGCGTACTGTTGTAGCTAGCGAACCAATCATTCAGCTTCGTCCTGATGAGAATCTCAAGAAGATTATTTTCTCTAATCGACCAAGCGATATTGAACAGCGTAAGCAGCTTAACCAACACATTATCGACTCAGTTAGACGTGGAGAGAATATCCCATTAGACAACTTCCATGTATCTCATTTGGCTCGCAGAATCAGCCCATACGAAATCAGAGGTACAGGACTTCCGGTCTGTATTTTCCGTCAATTGATGCTTTTCGACAAGCTACGCGAATCTAAGTATGCTCAGTCTGATAATATGATCAATCCATTGACTTTGGTCAAGATTGGTTCGGCCGATTATAAGCCAACCTTTGCTGACCTTGAAGCTTGGAGAGGTGTTTTCGAAGAAGCACAATATGACAAAGACTTTAAGATTTTCACTCACGAAGGTGTAGCCGTTGAAAGAGTTGGTTGGGGACAGGGCATCTATGATATCTCTGGAGATATCACTCAACTTATCAAGGAAATCTTCGTTGGTATGTTCGTTCCACCAGTAATGATGGACGGTGGTGATACTACCACTTACGCTAACGGTTCCGTTGCTCTTGACGTTCTTCGTCAAAGATACATGCAATTCCGTAACATGATGGCTACTTGGTTGAAGACCAAGATTTTTGCTCCCATCTCTAAGATTCAGGGTTTCTATGATTACTCTGGTGGAGAGAAGCAACTCATTGTTCCAGAAATTGACTGGAACCATATGTCTCTATTCGATGCTGATACTTACATCAACAGCTTAGTAACACTATCTCAGGGACAGGCCGATCAGAAGAGAGTTTCTATTCACACACTTTATCGTTCTTTGGGTCTTGAATATGAAGACGAAGTACGTAAGATGCGTGAAGAAAATATTCAAAATGCCATTTCTAAGAAAGAAATCGCAGCCCTAGACGCTATGGATCTTAATTCTCTTCGTGCATTGGATAAAGAAGATGAAATCCCAGAGCCAAAGCAATCAGGTGCTGGCCAGGAACCACCACTACCAGGCGAGCAGCCAGGTGGCGCTCCAGGTGGAATGCCAGATTTGGGTATGCCTCCACCACCAGGCGGCGGTCCACCACCACCTCCACCACCACCTCCAAGTGGCGCTTCGGCAGGTCTTCCACCACCAGGCGGAGGCGCGCCACCAGCTCCACCTCCTCCAGCCGGATAATGTTTTAAATCCGCAGAATAACCTCTACTTGTGAATAATTACGCATTGTTTTAGCTATTCCGCACAAGTAGAGGGTTTCCATGGATAAAACTGCCCAAGAACGAGGTTTTTTCAACAAGTTACGAGAGTCAGTCAATAAGCCTGGCGCATTTCTAGAAGGTATTTTTAAACCTGAGCTAGAGCGCGTAATGGTACAATTGACAGCTTTAGATGATCGTATCCGTTCTGAATTAACTGGTAAAAAAATAGGAACTGGTGAAGCTCCAGCCATTCAAACATCTGCTAAAGATCTTTTGAAAGCATCACGTACTTCTTTCAATCGTCGTGAATATATGACCGGAATCTCCGATCTAGCAATGTTTCATAAGAAAATGCAAGCTGTCAGTAATGACATTGATAAGTTCTTTGTTGATGTAAATAAGATTCATCACAAGTTCTTATTCGATGGTGTTGATGAGGAAAAGATTAAAAGACTTCGTGAACATATGGAGCCTAAAGCTGCTTCTATGATTGCTGACCAATTACTAAAAGAGGCTGGAATTGTTGACTCTCTACTGAATTTTGTTACCAGACGTGGCCGCGGATTAGCCGCCTGGGAAAAGAAATATCCAAAAGAGATTAAGGCGCTCCGTGATGGTGGCTCCAAATTATTGGATCATGCCGATGCATTACTTGCTAATTCTATTTCTGTTTTGAAAGAAATGGCAACTGCTCGTGCCACTCGCAGACCAGATGAATACATGGATTTAGCCGCCAAGATTAAGGCTGAATTCAACAAGTTTGACGCATCTTTTAAATCATATTACCAGAGTGCAGTTACACCTTGGATGAAGATTAAAGATGAAGTTGAAGCTGCCGCAAATAAGACTAAGGGAACTGGAACAGAACCACCATCTCCGGGTGGCCCACCACCAGGCAAGGTTGAATTGGGTGCTGAACCAGCCCCACCTCCAACCGGTCCATCTTCTCCTGGTCCATCTTCACCAGTTGGAACGCCACTTACAGGTGTACCTCCAATGGGTGGCGGGTTTGTAACGTTTAAACCAAATGTTCCGGCTCCAGCTCCAGCGCAACAAACTGCCCCGCCTCCAGCGAGTGATGAGGCTCCAGATACTCTTCCAGGTGGTTATGCGCCGGGCACTCAGGTTCGTGTTGCTCCAGAACCAGATAAGAAGATTAGAGTTCAAACTCACGAAAAATTCTACCAGTCACTTGAATCTATGGGTCAAGAAGATCCTCGTATTCTATGTAGCTACATTGCAAAGTATGCCACATCCATTCAGGGAGACGATCCAGAAACCGCTATTGCGCTATTCTCTATCGTTAAAAGACTAAAGGGGTAATATGCCAGTTAGGGGTAAAGCCAACCTTGGACCAAATTTCTATCCGAAATTGGTCCAGATATCCGAAGAATTGGGGATGAAGCCAGAAGACCTTCTGGCCGTCATGACTTCGGAGTCTGGCTTAAATCCATCTGCATACGAAGAGAAATATAAAGGATCTGGTCTGATTGGTTTTATGCCGGCTACACTTAAAGGTCTTGGATACCAAGGAACTTGGAGAGATTTTACTGAGTTGAGTGGAGAAGAACAATTAGACTGGGTCAAAAAGTTTATTCAAGGTAAGAATGGCCTTATGAATGGACGAAAATTTACTTCTGCCGGATTGTACTATACTGGTAATTTATGGCCACTTGCACTAAAGTTACCAGGAGTTATCAAAGGCGATCCTAACACTCGCATTCTAGAATCAAATCCAGAAACCGATCCAAGTGGCAAGTACAGCAA